TAAAGGGATTACAAAACGACAATTAATAACAATCCGTAAAAATTTACAAACTATAGCTAAGAAAAAAATATCGGAATTTGATCCAGAACATGAATACTAGAGAGCTATTAGTAGAAAAATTAAACGTAACTGACGAATCTAAATGCAAAAATGTTGCAGATAGACTTATCAATTACCAATTATATCATTTAAATTTTGATCAACAAATCTTTTTAGAGAGTAAGATTAACTCTAAAGAGAGTCACCTACTTACTCTTACTCAAGAAGCATTTGGAGACCCTCAACTTATAGAACAGTCCGAACAGTTTAAGAACGTTCGTAAGTTCATGCAAAAGTTGTGGCGTGGAGGTGAATGGCCAAATTACACAACAGAGGAACTGGACTTTATCTTTGATAACGGGGCTACTATGACACCCCATGAAATAGCGTCTACTCTATTTCCAGACCAGCCGCCAGTTAAATCTATTAGGCCAATTTCGTACTTGTTGCAGGCGGCGGGTATCGCTCAAGGCAAAGAGGAGGAAAGAGATGTTAAAGTTACAACAAGGTATAACCCGCCTAAAACAGATTTGCAGATCGTCAATCTGATAAATCGCTCTGATTTTTCTGCAAAATTTGACATTAACAAATTAGACGCAAAGAAAAAGGATAGTATTGCAGCCGTTAAGAAATTCTTAGCAGCTCCTCGCTTTGTAGAAACTGTTTCAGCCCTTACAAACTTACGCCATAGAGAAGTTTTTGAAACGGAATTCGTCAAAGTTGTCTATAATAAGCCAGACTTAATTCCAGACGAAACAAACTTATACATCCAACTGGCTTTGGAATACGTTAACCTTCTGGAAATTAGAGAGCATATATCCAGTCTCAATGACAGGCTTAGAGAGTCTACTTCCGATGACGACGAGGGTAGAAAGTTCACTATCACATTAACAGAAGCTCTAAAAGATAAGACAACGGCTTATAATCAATGCTTGGATCGCATCTTAAAAATGACCCGCTCCTTGAGCGGAGATAGAATTAAGAAACTAGAAAAGCAAGTTGAATCCAATAATAGCTTAACCAATTTTATTGAAATGGTTAAAGATGAAAAAGATAGGAAACGACTGATGATACTTGCAAGAGCCGCAGAGGTAAAGGTGAAAGACAGAATTGAAGAACTGGACAATTTCCCAGATCTATTTGTCGAAGTCTTTGGGTTGGGTAAAGAAGAAGTGTTTAATTTATGATTTGTCAGGCGTGTGGACAATCCTTTGAAACGTTAAAAAGTTTACATTCTCACATAGGTAAAAAACATGAAGATGTAGAATCGTACTACCACAGTCATTTTCCTAGATACGACCTGTTAGATGGAAGTCTAATTGGCTTCAAAAATTACGATCAGTATTTCAATACAGACTTTAATAACAAAAGCAATTTAGCTTCATGGTGTTTTAATAACGAACCGGAAGTAGTCCAACAATATATAGTCTCGCAGTTGCAAAAAAGATGTTCTGAAAAACGAACTGAATTTATACCGTCTCATTTAGAGTTAAAGACTCTATTTCTTCCCTCGTGGCATGGCATTTCTTCGATATTCGGAGGAGTTGAAAAAGCAAATGAGGAACTCAAAAAGATTTTCAAGCTTAAGTATAACTATGCTTCGGCTCTTATTTTCTCAGATACAGAACCAGAAATCATCGTAGATACAAGGGAACAAAACCCATTACCATTCGAAAATGCAAAGGTTATGAAGCTTAGTTGTGGAGATTATTCTACAGCTGGGGAATTATATAGCGAAGTTTTCGTAGAACGAAAAAGTCTTTCTGATTTCGTTTCAACATTATCTGGAGGAAAAGATAGATTCAAAAGAGAGTTGGATAGAGCTAAAGATCTAGACTATTACATTGTAGTTGTTATAGAAGATTCATTTCACAACGCTAACAATTGGAAACCAAACAAAAATTTTAAACAATCTGTAAATAGTCAATACATATTCTATGTAATGAGATCTATTTTAAGCTCTTACGACAATGTACAGTTTGTATTCGCAGATTCACGAAATCACGCAATGAATCTTATTCAGAAAATTTTCCAGTTAAAGGAGAATGTACGTAATGTAGACCTAGAGTTTGCAAAAGACTTTAATTTAATATAATATGTGGACACCCGGACCTCACGCTAAACCAAGAAAAAAATCAACTAACGACGAGTTAGAAGAGGTGACAGGAACTCTTACTGAAAAGCAGGCTCAACTATGGTTTGCTAAGTTCTGTTTAGCCAACCCAACTTTCATGGTCTATTTACTGACCAAAGTAGAATTAGATCCAGTTCAAGATCTTCTACTAAGGTCATTCTTCTTGAAGGACTACTGTTTAGTTGTAGCTGGCCGGGGTTTTTCTAAGTCATTCGTTATATCTCTATTCTGTATAGTGTACGCTATTGCCCATCCGGGAGTTAAGATAGGTATTGCATCCGGCACATTTCGACAATCCAAGTCGATTATGAAGCAAATAGATACCTTCGCTTCACACCCTAAGAATGGCGCGTTCTTGCGTACGTGTATAACAAAACCTATGTCTAAGTCTAGTGACGCTTGGAACGTAGAAATAGGATACTCTTCTATTACAGCTATTCCGCTAGGAAAGGTTCGTGGATATCGTTTTAACGTTCTAATTGTAGACGAATTACTTGTTGTAAGTAAGGAAATCATCGATTCTATCTTAAAGCCGTTCTTGATGGTGCGTCAAGATGGACCTAAGCACGATCAGATTATGAAGGCCCAACAACTTCTTGTTGAAAATGGTCAAATGTCTCCAGAAGATGTTGAGCAATTTTATCCAAACAACAAGATTATAGGTCTATCGTCTGCAAGCTTTAAATTTGAATCGCTTTATAGAGATAATTACGTCCCGTACGTCAATACGATCTTAGACCCGGCTTCTAAAGAGGTTAACCACTGCGTTTTTAGACTTTCGTATAGAGCTGCCCCTAAGGCATATATGGAAGAATCTGCCATTGAAGACATGCGTAGAACAATGTCTACTTCGATGTTTAACCGAGAATTGGAGGCCATTTTTAGCGATGATAGCGGAGGATTCTTTTCAGCCCAAAAGATGGAAGAAGCAACGGTTCCGCTAGGAGAACACCCAATAGTTAAAGTAGTGGGGGACGCAAATAAGAAATACGTATTAGCTATTGACCCCAACTACAGTAATTCAGAAACGTCTGACGACTTTGCTATGGCCGTTTTAGAGCTTGACGAAGAAAATGAGTCCGGAACTCTAGTTCACGCGTACGCTTTGCCAAATACAACAAACGAGAAAAGATGTTTGTACCTCAAATACATCTTGGAGTATTTTAATATCGTTTACATTATAATGGACAACTCTGGTGGTCCAGCATTTATAAGTATAGCCAACGAGTTTAATTTCCTACCAAAAAAGCTAGAATTGTTTGAGCATGATTTTTTAAATCAAAACTTTTTAGAAGGCATTACATTCTCAAAGCAAAACTTTAATCCAGCAATTGGAAAAATAGTACATTCTCAACCTTTCGGGGTTGAACAATGGATTAGACAGGCTAACGAAAACTTACAGTGGATGATAGAAAAAAAGAAGATTCGTTTTGCGGCTCCAGTTTTCAACGAAAGCGACTTAGAAACGGCTTTAAACACTCCATTTCCAATTCAAAATCTTCACTACGCCACTCATCAAGATATCAACAAATTATCGTCTAATCCAGATGAAGTGTTACCACAATCTTACTTAGCTGAAGCTAAAAACGAGTTTGTCGACCATTTAGCCGATATGATTAATTTAACGAAGAAGGAATGCTCGTTAATAGAATTGACAACAAACATAAATGGTCACCATAATTACGACTTGCCAGCTTCGATGAGAAAGGATTCTAGCCCAAAAAAACCGAGAAGAGACTCATATACAGCGCTGCTTCTAGGAGCTTGGGGTGTTAAATGTTATTTTAATCTATTTAGACAAGCGCCAACTCTTCAGTTCTATTACTCTCCAAAAATGTTTAAATAAATTCAAAATCAAATTATAAATTTTTTATAGCAATTTTTTTGACTTAAAGGTGTATATAAAATTATGCCGCGCAAAAAAAGTAATATAGCTACAGCTAATACAGATACATTTTTACCTAAATTTGTTGTAGAATCTTCAACTAATACGAGAGGTAGAGGGACAGGGGGTCAAACGTATTATTCAGAATTAGCAGGGGAATTGGAAAATATTTGGAGAGGAGTGTCTCCTTACGGGCGCGAGAGCGCGGGATCAATTAGTGCAGACCAAGCTATTTGCTTATGTCAAAAAGCTTATTACAACATCCCAATTTTTCGTAATACCATAGATATTCAGACTGAATTCTCAAATTCCAAGCTGCATTTTAAAGGAAGAAATAAACGAGCGGTTACATTTTTTGACAATTGGTATAAAAGAATTGGTGGATGGTCTTTGGCAGAACGTTTTTTTAGAGAATGGTTTAGATCTGGAAACGTATTTGTGTACAAATACATTTATAAAATGTCTCTTTCAGAACTAAATCAAATGGCTCGTGGAACAGACAAAGAGAGTAAAGCTGAGGTTGTTAAGCTAGTACCAATGCGCTATTCAATATTGAATCCGGCAGATATGCGCTGTGAAGGAGCCGCTACATTTGTAAATGCTGTTTATAGTAAGCTGTTAAACGATTATGAATTAGCTAGACTTAAAAAACCTTCTACCCCAGAAGAGATAGAACTTTTTGACTCTTTTCCTTCCGATGTAAAACAACAAATCAAAAAAGGTCAAAAACCTCTAATACCTATAGATCCCAAATATTTAGTAGCTATTTTTTGCGGAAAACAGGACTATGAGGCTCTAGCTATTCCAATGTACTATCCAGTATTGTTTGATATAGACCTTAAATTAGAATTTAAAAAAATGGAGAAGGCTATAGCTAGAACAGCCGACTACATGATTCTTTTAATCAAGGCTGGAGAAGCTGAGAGAGAGCCTGCATTAAATGCTCGTATTCTATCTGAATTAGAAAGCTTGTTTCAACAAGAAAGTGTTGGTAGAGTATTAGTTTCGGATTATACAACATCTGCCGAATTCGTATTACCAGATTTAAAGAAGATATTAGGTCCGGAAAAATATCAAGTTGTAAACGAGGATATAGCAAATGGATTGATGAATATATTTTGGGGCGAAGAAAAATTCGCGAATTCTATGGTTAAGATTAAAGTATTTCTAGAAAGATTGCAGTCTGCTAGAGATGCTTATCTTAACGGATTTTTAAAACCGGAAATGAAATTGATCGCCCAAGAAATGGGATTTAATGAAATACCAGAACCAGTTTTTGACGAAGTAGACCTTAAAGAAGAAGTCGAGTACATGAAAGTATATACTCGCTTAGCAGAGCTTGGAATTCTAACTCCGGAAGAGCTTTTTTACGCTTTTGAAAGCCATTCTTTACCTCTACCTGAAAATTCATTAATATCTCAAGAGGAATTTAAGAAATTAAAGGATAAGGGTCTATATGAACCATTAATAGGAGGTCAAAAAAAGGAAGAAGGAAGACCCGATGGATCAAAGGCTCCACAAAGTACAAAAAAAGTTTCTCCCGTAGGAGCTTCTAAATTTAGTTTACAAAAAATATCAGATCACATTCGCTCAGCAAACGAATTAATTGAAAATGTTGAAGCAAATTTTAGATCTAAAAATAATATTAAACGTTTAACAAAGAGTCAAAAAGATTTGTGTTGGAGTATTAGTGAAGCCATCGTTTCGAATGTCCCTGCTGAGAAATGGAATGAATCTATAGATAAATATTTAGAAGAACCTATTACAGACTTGGATAGCGAGTGCTTGCATTTAGCTACCGAACATAATGTCTCCATGTTCTTGGCTGGAATTCTAAAAAATTCGATAACGACAGAAAACGCTTGACATTTAAAAAAAGTGTGATATAATGGCGCTCCTATTTTATAAATAATATGAGCAATTTGGCCCTGTGTGGTTTTTATGGATATAAAAATTATGGAGACTCGTTGATGAGATCAGCCATAATAGATTTTTTCAAAAATATCAATATTTCGGCGGCTGTTTTTTCAGATAAAGAATCCGAAGAGGCTCTTAATTTTAAAAAGGAAAATATATTCGAAAAAATATTGCCAAGTTTTGAATATATAGCACTAGGTGGTGGTGGTATAATTTCTCCCAATTTTTGGTTCTTTAAAAATAACTTTCATAAGCAAGTAAACGATCAGCAGCGCCTGTGTTTATTTAATGTAAATCTAACGGTGGAAGCTCAGCCAATTTTGGCCGAAATTGGACCAAAAATTGCGTTAGCTGTAGTTAGGGATTCTTATTCCCTTGAGTATGCTAAACAGTTTATTCCAAAAGATAACGTAATGTATGCTCCTGACATTAGTTTAACTCTTGAATCTAATTTTGTAGAATCTGAGCCTTTAAAGCAGGTAGTTGTTTGTCTAAATTACTATATCTTTAAAAACTTTTTCTCTCAAAATCATAGAGAAAGACTTTTTGCAGAAAAAGCCATGGTAGAAATAGCCTCATTTTTAGACTATTTATCATCTCAAGGCTATCAAATAGTTTTAGCACCCTGCCAAACAGATTCTGACGTTAATGATAACGTAATTCATGGCGTCTTAAAAGGATTTATAAAATCCCATGACGTACGATGGGAATATTCATCTAGTAAATTAGAGAGTTTAATAAATGAATCTAGTTTAGTAATTTCAAGTCGTTATCACTCTTCTCTTTTTGCATTAAAGCAGCAAACCAAATTTATAGATATAACACATCACTCAAAAAATGCCAATTTTTTAAAAGAACTTGGACTTCAAGATTTTTCAATCAATTATTGGGAAGTTGAATTAAATAAGTTAAAAAATACTTTTGAAAAAGTTAAGAAAAACGAAACTTTGATGAAAGTAAGTAGTGAATACGGTGTATCTTCTAGAAAGAAGTGGGGAGAAGTAAAAGATCGTTTTTTAAATATTTAAGCATGAAGACACCGCATTGTTGTGAACCTCCAAATGGAAGCAGCTGTAATATAATTATTACAGTATGGTTCTTTGTTCTTGTTATTATTAGAAAAACCAAGAACAAAATTAAGGGGTTTTTTAAAAAGTAATATGAATCGATTGTTCAAAGTCGCATTTATTGGGAATATTTATTCTCAGTGTGGAATAGCCACATACAACGAACAGCTTTATTTAGCTTTGAAAAAAATGTATGATGTACGTTTTTTTGCAGAAAAAAATGGACAAACAAGCGATGAAATAAACTATTGTTGGAGTAGAAACGAATTTCCAAAACTAGACTTAATAGACGCTGTAGACGCTTATAAGCCAGATATCGTTTTGTTTAGTCATGAGTATGGAATCTTCCCAAAAGCATATTATTTTACAAATCTTGTATCGTATTTTAAATTAAAATCTTACAAAGTAGTTAGCATTTTCCATTCAGTTTACGAACTACACAAAGATAAGCTTGTTACAGAGTCAATTTGCAAGAATGTTGTTGTCCATTCTGAAGAAGCTAAACAAGCGCTTATTCGCAAAGGCTTAAATCAAGAAAATATTCATGTAATACATCACGGTTGCTCTTTTGGAGATAGTAGTAACAGTATATTACCTAAACTTTGGAATCATTTAGGGAATAACCATGTTATTTTACAAACCGGATTTTTATTTAATTATAAAAACCATTTAGGAATGCTGGATGTAATAGCTGAAGTTAAAAAAGAATTTCCAGATGTTTTGTATTTAATTGTTGCTTCAGAGAATCCGAAATGTCAATCTGAACATGATGCTTTATACGCGCAATTAATTGAAAAAATAAATAATTTAAATCTAAATCATAACGTAGTTATTGATAGGGGTTTTGTAAGTCATGAAGTTTTAATGTCTTACATTAGAACGAGTACGGTTGTAGTTCTACCCTATAAACCCGGACCAGATTTTGATGTATATGCGGCTAGCGGTATGGCTAGAATTGTATTACAAACGTCTACCCCCTTATTAGTTTCTCATGCAAATTTATTTAGCGGATTAGATGATACAGTATTGAAATTAAATAACTTAGACGAATGGGTTAAAGCTATATCAGACATCTTTAATCAAAAAAATAATCCTCAAAAAATGATTGAGGATAGAAAATTATTCATTAGCAGCAATTCTTGGAATAGTGCGGCTGCTAAATTATACAACGTTTTTTTAAATGCTAAATGAAAACATGTAGTTGTTGTAAAAGATCTTTAGATCCATCTTTTTTTTCTTGGAATCGGGGCAAATTACAAACTTTTTGCAAAGAGTGTCAAAGAGAATATTCCAAGCGATATAGACAAGAGAACAAAGAAAAATGCAGACAAAATCTACGAGACTGGAGAAACAAAAAGAAATCATGAATCTATTTTTAGATGATGAAAGATGGCCTACAACTGTGCATTGGGTTAATTACGATTACAATGCTACAAATTGGATGATAGTTCGCAACTTTGAATCGTTTGTGGAAGCTGTTGAGTCTCAAGAATTTAAAATAATATCTTTCGATCACGACTTAGATAGGTCGAGCACTTTCGAATGTATTAGATGCAATACCAATCAAGAAGCTTTTGATTATAATAAAGTTATTGAAAAAACAGGTTATCACTGTGCTGTTTTTTTAAAACAATGGTGTGAAAAAAATAACAAACAAATACCTAAATATTTAGTGCACTCTTTAAATGAAAAGGGAAGAGATAATATCATTAATGTATTAGGGCAAGATAGGCTAATAGGGACTCATTCAGTTGATTTAATTTTTGATAAAGCCGATGAAATTTTAGAACGACGAAAATCATGGAGTAATAAAAAATGAAAGAAGAGCTAGAGTTAAGTTTACGAAATAAATACCCACAATTATGTAGAGATTATAAAGGAGACCCCAAAAATACATGTATGGCATGGGGTTTCGATT